AATTGGTTTAAAGCTGCGCCTAACTTTCGTGTATCTTCATTATATACCATTGAGTCACTTATTTGTATATCTGTTGGCATATATAATGCTATTGAACCAGTATAATTTCTCTCAGCAACTTTATTAGAATCCTGAATCCAACCTCTTACTGTACTAATTGCTGAATTAAAACCTGCTGCAATTTCAGCTTTGGTATACGTCTTCCTATGGCCATACGCCTCAGCCATATAATTAGAACTATCTACCAGAGCCTCTTCTGGGTCTTTTATACCTTTAACAAATCCACTAATAGCTGCATCTTTAACCGCACGAACTTGATCTGCACCTTTTGTAATTTTTTCCATAGCTAGAGTTTCATCTATAGTCATAAACTCAAATAACATAAATGGTTCATGTGTACTTTCAGATATCACATCCAGACGCTTAATAGCATATTCACTAGACTCATGACTATTAAAATTAACGTTATTAGCAACTGTATCATTACCTACAGTTGCTGGGTATTTATAGTGCTTTGCAATGTTTGCAACTGCTGCTCTTTCTCTACCCGCTTGGTGTCTGTGATCTTCTTGTGTATCTATTCCGCTATACAGGCATGGGTCTTTATCGGACATAATTATTCCTTTCGTTTGTATAATAGTTATTTATACGAATTTATATAAATACTACCATGAAAAAGACATATTCTGGCTCTTGGAAGCCAAAACACCCTGAAAAATATAATGGTAACGTTAATATGATACATTATAGATCGTTATGGGAGCGTAATGCATTTAGACATTTAGATAAAGCCAAGTGGGTTAAATGGTGGCAATCTGAAGAAACTATTATACCTTATATATGTTCGACCGATCGTAAGGCCCATAGATACTTTGTTGACCTCACTATACGAACAAATAGTGGCCGTACTCTATTGGTTGAAATTAAGCCATCATCACAAACTAAACCACCTAAACGTAAAAAGCTTAATGAGGCTTTGACCTATATGAAGAATACTTCTAAATGGAAATATGCTAATAAGTATTGTGAGGAACGTGGCTATGAATTTCAAATATGGACAGAAAAAGAGTTAGAAGCAATGGGTATTAAAACAATGACAATGAAATTTAAAGTGAGTAAAACTAAGACTGGTAAAAGAATATGGAAAACACTTAAGAAAAGAGTATAAATATAGTTATGATTAAAAAGGAAATTAAATGGCTAGTTTATTCGACGCATTAGAATCAGAAGCATTTCGTAAAGGATTAACTGCAAGAAGTAAAGAAGCAAATGCATGGTTTGCTAAAAAAGTTGCAGCTCTTGGACCAATAGGTTCTACTAAAATGCTTAAAGATGATAGATTAAAAAAACAGTCTGGAGCTTCACCTGGTGATATGGTAATGTACACATATAATCCAAAGCATAAAGACACATTGCCTTATTATGATGTATTTCCATTAACAATTGTTGTTGGTCCTGCGAAAGATGGTTTTTATGGTGTTAACTTACATTATTTACCACCTAATGTTCGTGCAATATTTTTAGACAAATTAGGAGATGTTACATCTAATAAAAAGTTTGATAGAACTACAAGATTTAAAATAACTTATAAGTTATTAATGGCAACAAAGAATTATAAATACTTTAAGCCATGTTTCAAACATTATTTAACAAAGCATGTAAATTCAGGAATTATGAAAGTTAATGCTGCAGAATGGAACATTGCAATATTTTTACAAACGGCCAAATTTAAGAAAGCAGCTCCTGGTAAAGTTTGGTCAGATTCTAAGAGGGCGTACTAATGACAATGCCAGTTAGCATAGATAGTTTAAAATCAACGATTAATCGTCATGGTGGTGTAGCACGTGGTAATAGATATGCAGTATATATTACTCATCCATTAAAATCATTAAATGGAATTACTACAGTAGTACACGCAGCCACAATGTTGAATAATCAAATAGATGGTCAGGGTCATCACATCGGTGATTTTATTACTGACCCAAGAGATATGTTTTTATTGTGTAAAGGTACTACATTGCCTGGTAGAAGAATATCAACAACAGAAGCTGCGCATAATCATAATTTATCTAAAAAACCTTATTCAGTTGTGTCAGATGAAGTCACTATGACATTCATATTAACAAATGATTATTATATTAAAAATTATTTTGATTTGTGGCAAGAGATGATTATAGATACGACAGGAAATCATTATAAAACAATGTATAAAGATGAATATTGTACTGATGTGATAATGCAACAATTATCTACATCTAATCATATAATTCCTGGTTATACAATTAAATTGGAGAATGCTTACCCTATACAAGTTGGAGCTGTTGAGTTATCTAATGAATCTGAAGGTTTAATGGAATTATCTATTACATGGGAATATGATAATTTTAAAAGAATAAATATGTTTAATGTAGAGTCCGATCTTCAATTAACTTTTACAGATGAGGGTCAGTTGAAAGAATTACATAAAGCTAAGAAGAAATCAACGTTTGGAGAGAAAGTAGATGTGGAACAAGGATTTACAAGCGATAAGAATAACCCTTTTAAAAGACAACCAATAGCTGGTGGTCTTTAAGATAAAATAATTTTATAATAATGGAGAGATAATGATGTTGCCAAAAATTGCAACCCCAAAGTATGATATGATTGTGCCTTCAACAGGCGAAACAGTAACATACAGACCATACGTGGTCAAAGAAGAGAAACTATTGTTAATAGCATTAGAATCTCAAAGTAATGAAGCAATTGAAAATGCTGTTGTAGATATTATTAAGTTGTGTGTAGAAACACCAATTAATGTAAATTCTTTAACAACGTTTGATGTTGAATTTATATTTGTAAATTTAAGAGCAAAAGCCGTAGGTGAAGGTATTAAAGTAAATCCTTCTTGCGAACATTGTGAAGAAAAAAGTGAACAAAAAATTAATTTAGACAAAGTCATAGTAAAGGGTCTTGAAGAAGATATTGATATGCGTGTGAAATTAACAGATGATATATCTGTTGATATAAACTGGCCTACTATGAGTAACAAATTAACTGAAGAAGATATGAAAACTGGCACTGATACGTTGATTAATATGGTTGCTAGAAGTATTGGAACAATTTACAGTGGTGAAGAGGTATTTACTGCTAGTGATTCGACCAAAAAAGAATTAGTAGAATTTGTTGAGAGTTTAGGTACTGACCAATTTAATGCTTTAATTGATAAAGTTTCAGAAGCACCACAATTGAGTTATGACTTAAAGTATAAATGTAAAGCTTGTAAGAAAGATAATACTATAGAGTTAAAAGGATTAATTGATTTTTTTCAATAGCCCTTTCTCACACAAGTATTGGTAATTATTATGAGATGAATTTTATATTAATGAACCAACATAATTTTACATTAGAGTCTCTTGATAATATGATACCGTGGGAAAGGGATATATACATATCTCATGTAAAAACATTAGTACAAAGAGAAAAAGAACAGAGGAATAAACAAAAAAATGGCTAAAGATCAAATTACATTACTGACTAATATTGCTGCTGAAATGAAGCGGCAGAATCAGTTTAATATACGTCAAAATCTGGAGAATAAAGAATATCAAGCTGCTCAGCTAGCTCAACAAGCAGGAGATCAACTTGGTGCAGGTGAGGGTCCAGCGATTATTGATGATGCTACAGACTTTAAACGAAGAGTCAAAGCTAGTATGTTTACTGCTAAATTTGGTGAAAAATTTACAGATAGTGGTAAAAGAGCTAGAGATAGTGTAAAGAAAATTAAAACCGAGAAGAAGTTCAAGGTTATGGATCGTGTTAGAATGGCCGACAAAAAAGTTGGATTAGCAAGTATTGTTGATGCTGTAGAAGCTCAAGATTTCACTAATGCTGAATTAACCCTAAGTTTAATAAAAGTAAATACTGATGCAGTAATACATTCTCTTGGTGGTATTAGACATGTGCTTGGAATGCAGATGGGTGGTATTCTGTTGGCACGTAGAGCAGCACAGAAAAAAGCAAAAATAGAAGCACAAGATAGAGCAAATGATAAAAGAGACGCAGAAGAAGCTAGAAGAGAAAAAGAAGATAAAGTTCAAAAAGATTCTGTAATCAAAGTTGGTATTGAGGGAGTGAAATCTGTAGGTGGTAAAGCTAAGATGGGACTTGGTAAGATGCTCATAATGGGTTTAATAGCTGGTGTTGGTATGGCAGTTAAATCTATGATAGATGGCTGGAAATCAGGTGGCCTTATTGGATTAGCAAAAGATTTATTTTTTGGTAATAATGAAGGTGGTTTAGGAAATGCAATTGCTGGAGCATTTAAAGTAGGTAGTACATTTGCTATAGCTGGCCTAGCGTTTGGTCCTGTAGGTGCACTCATTGGTGGTATAGTAGGTATGGCTGTAGGAGCATTTACTGGATATTTCGGAACTGACGGAATTAGTAAAATGCTTTCAGGAGCTGGCTTATTTATAAGTGAGAGTTTTGAATACGTTTGGTTTAAAATTAAATCAATAGGCCAAATGATGGCCCATTGGATATACAAACCGGGTCAAAAAGGTAATGTTTCTGCTAATGATACAAAAGCACAATTTTTTGGTGAAGAAGTAAATTGGACTTTTACTAATCTTGGTAAATTGCTTACTCAAAAATGGAATGATGCTATGGATTGGCTTGGAGGCAAAATAACAATTTGGGCAAAAAAAATATATGATCCAACTACAAATAAAGTGTTTGGTGGTTTATTTACAATGCCAGCTTGGTTCGATACTGTAGAAGAGGCAATTGGTAAAATGTGGGGTGTATTAGGTGATGTAGGTAATGCTGTAAAAAATGCTTTAATATATCTTCTTCCAGATGCTTTTACAGATTGGGCAGGGTGGACAGTTGATGGTAAAATACCAGGGAATAAACTTATTAGAGATGATGGTGCATTTATTAATCCAGCAGACCCTCATGGAAACGAATTTACTTCATTAGAGAAAGCTGCAGCTGCTTTTACAGGATTTTCAGGAGCTGATATTCATGACCCTATGTCAGTTGTATCATTAGAAAAAGCTTTGATAGATTCTTTTACTGAATTGGACCCAATAAAAGAAGCAGCACTGGCGAAATTACTTGAAGAAGGTGATACACGAAATATTGGTATGCTAACTAGAGATAATTATTGGACGGCCGCAGATGATGCACGTATTGCAGCTTCAATAGCAGCGTTTGACCCTCAAGCTAATGTGTTAGAGGTTATGACCGACTTAGGGCTAGGATTTGAGGGGGAAGGTAATGGTATTAATGATGAATTTTATGATGGTGATGTGCCTAAAATGTCTTTGGTGCCAGATGTAACTCTAAATTCTAATTCTGATAATTCATCTAAAGTAGGTGCAGTTATTATTAATAATAATTATTTAGATGGAGTGTCAGGCGAATCAGATATACATACACATTGGGGTAATTCAGTAGGGCCAATGAGTCCTTTGGAAAGAGCGAGGATACGATAAAAAAAACCCCTCTTTCGAGGGGTTAATTAAACAACTTTAACTCTTAAGCTTCAGCCGCTAATTTAGCGAAATAACTCATGGTGTCATCATTATCCGAATCAGCTCTGGCTACTGGGTCAGCAGCTACAGCAACTGGATCTTGAACATCGTTAGGTGAATCATTAAATGGTGAATCATCAACTGATTCTGCCATTGCTGATTTTTCCTGAGAAGTTCCACCATCT